AGCAACTGTCAGATGTTGCACGCAAAATGGCATACGAGGTGGATCCGCGACAGTCCACTTCCCAATCTGGCACCAAGAAATAGAAGATATTCTAGTCCTCAAGAATAATAAGGGAACGGAAGATAATCGTGTTCGTAAACTTGATTATTCCATCCAAATTAGCAAGTTGTTCTATGAAAGATTTATTCAAGACGGTGAGATCACGCTTTTCTCTCCACATGATGTCCCTGGACTTTATGATAGCTTTGGACTCCCTGAGTTTGAGAATCTCTACCTACAATATGAAAACGATCCGTCCATTAAGAAAAAAACTATTAAAGCACAAGAACTCATCCTTAGTCTTCTTAAGGAACGTGCAGAAACGGGTCGTGTCTACATTATGAACATTGACCATTGCAATTCTCACTCATCATTTAAGGATAAGGTAAACATGAGTAATCTCTGTCAAGAGATTACTCTACCTACAGATCCTATTCAGCACATTGATGATAATATGGGAGAGATTGCACTTTGCATTCTTTCTGCTATTAATGTTGGAAAGGTAAAGTCTGATGAAGAACTTGAGGAACTTTGTGATCTTTCTGTCCGTGGACTTGATGAGTTGATTGACTATCAGAAATACCCCGTAGAGGCGGCAGAAATCGCCACTAAGGCACGTCGTTCTCTTGGTGTAGGGTTTATTGGTCTTGCTCATTATTTAGCTAAACTTGGATTCAATTATGATTCTCAGGAAGCATGGGACGCTGTTCATGGACTTTCTGAATCATTCCAATATTATCTTCTAAAGGCATCTAATCAACTTGCTAAAGAAAAGGGATATTGTGAATATTTTGGACGTACTAAGTATGCTGATGGAATTCTTCCAATCGATACTTATAAAAAAGATGTAGACGAAATTTCATCTATTGACCTTCAGCATGATTGGGAAACTCTTAGAGCATCTATCTTGGAACATGGCCTCAGGCACTCAACACTGTCCGCACAGATGCCATCGGAGAGCAGTTCCGTTGTGTCAAATGCAACAAATGGAATCGAACCTCCTCGCGGATTCTTGTCCATTAAGAAAAGTAAAAAGGGACCACTTAAGCAAATTGTTCCACAATATCAATCTCTTAAGAATAATTACACGCTTCTTTGGGATATGAAGTCTAATCGTGGTTATATTAATGTTGTTGCTGTAATGCAAAAGTTCTTTGACCAAGCAATTTCTGGTAACTGGAGTTATAATCCAGAAAATTGAAGAAAAACCCAATCTTCAAGATTTGCTAAGTGAGTTAAGTTCAGTAGAGGAGGGAGAGTGTGAATCCTGTGCAGTTTAAAATTTCTTCAACAGAAGAGACTACAAATATTAAAGGAATGACTGTTTTTAATACTGAAAAAGTAGATACTAAAAAACAACCAATGTTTTTTGGAAAACCCCTTGGGGTTCAAAGATATGATTCATACAAATACCCAATCTTTGATAAACTTACCACTCAACAACTTGGATACTTCTGGAGACCCGAAGAGGTCTCTCTTCAGAAGGATCGTGGAGATTATCAAACGCTGCGTCCCGAACAGAAGCATATCTATACTTCTAATTTGAAGTATCAGATTATGCTTGACTCTGTTCAAGGTCGTGGTCCTGGTATGGCATTCATTCCTTATTGCTCACTTCCTGAACTTGAGGCATGTATGGAAGTATGGGGATTTATGGAGATGATTCATAGTCGCTCATATACTTACATCATCAAAAATATCTATTCTGACCCTTCTGAGGTCTTTGATACTATCATTGGAGATGAGCGTATTCTGGAACGTGCTAAAACCGTCACAGAGTCATATGATGACTTTATTCAATCAGCACAAAATTATGGTACATCTAATGATTGGATGTATAGACTTGAAGGTGTCACAAACGCAAAGGAAACACTCAATGACGTTAAACGAAAACTCTATCGAGCAGTCGCAAACGTTAATATTCTTGAAGGTATTCGCTTCTACGTTAGTTTTGCTTGCAGTTTCGCCTTTGGCGAACTTAAACTCATGGAAGGATCCGCTAAGATTATCTCTCTTATTGCAAGAGACGAAAATCAACACCTAGCACTTACTCAGAATATTCTGAATAAGTGGAGGGAAGGTGATGATCCTGAAATGCAAAAGATTATGAAAGAGGAAGAAGAGTGGACGTATAAAATGTTTGATCGTGCTGTAAACGAAGAAAAGAAATGGGCAGATTATCTGTTCAAAGATGGCAGCATGATTGGACTAAACGACAAACTTCTTCAACAGTACGTAGAATGGATTGCAAATAGAAGACTTAAAGCAATTGGGTTAAAGCCCCAATACGATATTTCAGCAAACAATAATCCACTACCTTGGACTCAGCACTGGATCTCCTCTAAAGGTCTTCAGGTGGCACCCCAGGAAACGGAGCAGGAAACATATATTGTAGGTGGTTTGAAGCAAGATATGAAAAAAGACACATTTAGTGGATTTAAACTATGATTTAAGACTGAAGTTGAATGTTGTATAAATAAATATAACTCAACTTCAGTCTTAAAATGAATAACTATATTCTTTACTATTACTTAAGGGAGGACTTTAGTTCTCCCTTTTATGTTGGTTATGGAAAACCAAGAAGAATACACGCAAAACATTTGAGGAGTAATGGAGCAAATTTATTACCATCAAGAGAAAGAAGGTGGATTGTAAAATCTGGATTAACTAAAGAAGAAGCAATAGAACTTGAAATAAAACACATAGCACTCTGGAAAAGAGAATGTGATGGAGGAGTTTTATTAAATCAAAATCTTGGTGGAGAAGGAAAACCAGGAGGACAAAAAACGAAGGGATTTAGTGGTAGAAAACATAGTGAAGAAAGTAAAAAGAAAACCTCATTAAAAGTTTCTGGTAAAAATAATCCAAAAGCAAAAAAATATATCTTTATTTCTCCAGAGGGTAAAAAACATATTATAGAAGGTGGTGTTAAGAAGTTCTGTAAGGAAATAGGAATAACTTATGATGCGGTTTTGGGAAAGAAAAGTAAGAATACAAAAGGTTGGACTATCATAAATACCTAAAAATAATCAATACAAATGAAAACTTTTAGGGAGTTTATTTTTGAAATGTCCTACCAAGGAATGAGTAGAGAAAAGGAAAATAGAATTAAAAAACAAATGACTGCTGCTAAAAAGTCGGCAAAGAAAGCATCTCAAAGTGGTGATATTGAAGCAGAAGTTAGGCACGATGAAAGATATAGAGCAATGAGAGATAAAGTAAAAAGAAGAGACTTACCTTTTTAAATCAAAACAATATAAATACCTAAAAAGTATTCGTAAAAATGGACGCACAAGATTTTCGTAGTCTTCAAGAAGCATATATGGAAGTTGTTGAAAATCAGCAACTTGATGAGGGTAAAATGCCATTAGATAAAGAAAGAAGAACTAGAATTGGCAGACAAATTGGAAAAAGAGCTCATAGTATATCAACGGAGATTAGTGCTTCTGGATCAGGATTTATGCCAAAAGGTATCCGAGATAAATTAAAACAAAGTGCTGCCAAGAAAACTGGAGAAGTAAGAAAAATGATGGGAGCACTGAAGTCAGCACAAAAAAATGAAAATTATGATTACTACGACATCATCCTTTCACATTTACTTGATGAAGGATATGCTGAAACCCCAGAAGCAGCAGAAGCAATTATGGTGAATATGAGTGAAGAGTGGAGAGACTCCATTATCGGTTAATTTGTTTTTTTGATTTGTTATGTTACCAAAAATACTTTCTCAGGATTCAAACTATGATGAATGGTGCGAACAGGAAATCCTGAACGCATATAAACAAGCAGCAGAATGTGATGAGTTTATGTTTGGTGACTATGACTATTGTAAAGAATGGTTAGGCACAAATAACTAATCTCATATAGATAGGGGGAGATCACACTCCTCTTTTTTTATGCCCAAAAATCAACTGACTAAAGAAGAAATTAAAGTTAGAGTCTTAAAGTTAAAAAATAATCTTCACAAAGATCATATTAGACCCGAAATGGATATGAAGGGTCTTGCCAATAAATATCTGAACGAAGTTCTTGATATTATTGATGAGTACAGATATTGACTATGAAAATCCTTGGACCTACAATGGAAAGGTGTTTGGTTCAAGTGATATTCAAGATTATTTTGGTTTTGTATACCATATTCATTGCAACAAAACTAATAGGGACTATATTGGTAGAAAATATTTCTGGAGTTTCCGCACACCGAAGGGAAAATCTAGAAAAGTTAAATCAGAGTCTGATTGGAAAAAATATTACGGATCATGCCCAGAACTCAAAGAAGATGTAGACAAATATGGTAGGGAGAATTTTACGCGCACTATTTTATCATTACATAAAACAAAGGGCAAAACTAACTTCGAAGAAACAAGACAACTCTTCTTCAACAATGTCCTTACAGAATCCCTTGACAGTGGAATCCCAAGGTACTACAATAGCAACATCCTCAACAGGTACTTCCGAAAGGACTATTATGAACGCAACGACTGAAGATATTGTCGCTCATGTAAGGTCTTGGTCCCTTGATCGTGCTGCGAATATGGATGTAGATAAAGAGGATGCTCGTGCTATTCTTGCTGAGTTCTATGAGTGGATTGAACCAGAAACTGATGAATTGGAAATTGTTTCCCTAGAACCAGAAGATTGACAAAATCTAAATAAAAACTTATAATGCTTATAACCCACCTAAGGTGGGTTTCTTCGTAATGAGACTTTGAATGAAAATTAGAGCCGTGGAAAGTGCCCTTTGAGAAAAGGGTGTACCCCCTTTCTATACGGATGTAGAGTTCAATTAATTTTAATGCTTAACTTCTTTACTGTAGCCGTTCCTCTAGTAGCGATGGTTACAACCAATACGGCAACACTGCCATTCTCTAGTTATAAACTGCAAGGTCCGCCTCCACCAGTGGATGCAAAACCTTATTCTATTATTAAAGAGTTTGAACCTGAGAAGACAGCAATCCTAGAGGTTGCACCACCAAAGCCAAAAGAGAAAAGGTTAATTTGTAAAGGGTGTAATGAACAAGAGAATGTCACCCTGGCATTTTTCCAGGATCGTGGTATTAGAGACAGAAACGCCCTTGCTACCATCATGGGCAATATTAGACAGGAATCCACATTCGTGCCTAATATCTGCGAAGGTGGTAGCAGAACCAGTTGGAATAACTGCGGACGTGGTTACGGACTGATTCAATG